TTTATAAGCATTATGTATAGCAGTATGACTTATATTATAAAAGTCCGCAGCTTCAATTATGGAATTCCATTCTTTTAAGAATTCACCTTTTTTATTAAACTGATTTATTTTAACACTATAAGAACTTCCACAGAGCCCTCCCTCTTTTTCATTATAAACATCTTTTCTTTTAATAAAAGCTTTGTTTACTATTTGCTTTTCAAGAGAATATGCTTCTTCTGACGTGTCAAATATGTTTAATATTGTTCTTCTAAAATTTGAAGTACCATATTTTTTTACTGCATATTGGAATGTTGTTTGAGGCTTGTTATAAGAAGATGGATTTGTTATTACGACTCCACATCCTATATATCCATCAAAAATATCAGGGTTTTCACACCCATGAACTCCGATATAGATATTGTTATTTACTAAATTGATTGTCTGATAAACAATGTATTTCATTTTATACTTTTTTAAGTTAGTTTCCTTTTCCATCTATTTAAAGATGTACTCCCTTCCGGGATAGTCGTTGAACCTTCTCAAGTACTACATTAAAATGTTTGTACACTCTTGAGCTTGGCTGCTGATTGTCCTATAAATAAATTCATAAAACTTATAGGATTTTCCAGCAATTAAAAAACTTTTTCGAACAGCTTTAAGCTGCAAGGAGCAATATTTCTTTACTCTGATTTTTGACATTGCCTTCCTCACTCATTTCAGGATGGGCATTACCAATCCAGCGAACTTTATCACCAGTGGCACATCCTGTCAGGTCGAACTCTTCGTCAGCGTTGTTTGTAACAAGCTGAACCTGATATTCAAAGGCATTATCTCTAACTCTATTTGGATTGGAAACTATAATACCTTGCTGGCGAGTTTTCTCGATTCTGAAAGTATCATATTTACCAAAATAAGCTTCTTTAAAAACAAACGATACCGGAGCACCATACTTACCAGAAGAGGTAGGAGTAGACGCAAATTCAATACGTTTAATAAAGCTTTGCTCAATTTCCCATTCAATCACGAATGAGTTAACTGATTGAAATTTGTTTTTACTCGGTACGTCATAAATGTTCATCAATGCGTCCGTTAAAAACGAAGTTGTTAAATCGGGATTTTGTCTTGCAACAACACCTAAACGATGTGGTTTTGCACCTAAAAACTTAGAAAAATCCTCGACGGTTCTTGTCCCAAGTTCATTGGGACGAATAGTTGAATAATTAGAAATAAGCATAATTTAAATAACCTTAAATGTATTCCTTTAGTAAATCGTCAATCGTCATTGTCTTTGTAGACGATGATTGATTCGGTTTAGAAGATCCATCTCTTGAGGTTACTCTAGGGCGTTTTGGAGTTTCTGGACTTTTAATAATAGGTGGTTTGTTATTATTTTTAATCTTTTTAAGTTCCTGCTCTAGGATACCCTGAGCTTCATCTCCTTTCAATGCGTATAACGCTACTTTAAATAATACATTTGGATTTTCAAGAGCTTTAAAAAATTGGCTTTTGCCATCGACGCCTTGGTTGAAAATATATTTCATCACGTCCTCTCTATCATCATCATCTAGCTCGAATCCAAAGAAATCTTTAGTACTTACAGCAGCGCTCGCAACTTGAGTTTGAGCTTCTTTTAACTCATTCTCTTTATTAATTCTATCCTCTTCAGCTTTTTGAGCTGCAAGGGTAGTTTCTTGTTCTTTATAAAAAGATCTTATCTGATTAACTTTTTTATTAAATAAATCTATATTTGTTTTTTCCTTTTCTAATTCAAAAGCAATTTCTTCATCAGTAAGGTCTGGATATTGATCTTTTAATACTTCTACATATAAATCTTCATTAGAAATACTATCGACTGTTAAAGGAGCTGTCTGTACAGATAAATCTTTTAAAGCTTCATTTTTTACATATTCGGTATACTCTTCTAATGTAATATTATTTTCTCTCAGAAAGTTTATAACTTCTATTTCATCATCTTCCAGCTCATGAGCTGTTGGATTATAGTTTAGAATATTTAATTGCTCTTCAGGACTTAACTCGTAGAAGTTCACAGTCTTTTCGGTGCCATCTTCATCTTCATATAAAAGAGCATGAGGATCAACGCCTTTTGCTGATAACAAATAATTTATATAATCGTTTTCTTCAAATTTAATATAATCGGCTTCGCCGTCTTCAGGATTTGATTCTTCCTGTTTTTCTTCAGCTTTCTCAGAAGTGGTTTCTTCTGGTTTATCTTCAAACTGAGACTCGTCAAATGCAAACTCATTATCAGTATTTTCAGACTCCCCATCAGCATCTATTACATCATCAAATAAATCATCAAATTCACTCATAGATCATTATTTTAAAGACTTGAAATAAGAATCAAACTCGATAAGATCACGATGCTTAACAGACCACCTAGTATCATCTATCAGAGCAGACAGTCTATCGTATTCATCGCCATTTAGCACAGCGTTTTCTTCTTTATTATTAAGCTTATCTAGCAATTCAAAATCTTTTTTCATTTCAGCAAGAGTCAATCCATTTGCTGGTACTTTTTCTAAGACATTAGACAAAATGTCAAAGTAAGTCAATTTAGACTTACCGTCTTTCAAGATAGAAGTCTTTCTGTTACATACTACATATTCCATAAACATTAATTTTGATTAATTTCTCCGCAAATATACTTCTTTTTTATTTATAAAAGAAATTATTTAATTATTTTTTAAAATTAACTATATTTTTCAATCTTTTATTTCAATATACTCAGAAAAAGAGATCTTACTATTGGGGTTATGATTAATAATAACCTGTTTAACACCTTTTACTTTCCATTTCCACCATAAGAATTTATGTTTATATTCTATAACTCCAACCTGAGAGATACTATCTCTAGTCTTAACTGTAAGAGTGTCACCAATACACCCTGAAACATCAGCCCATTTTGAATGATAATTAAGGCAACTGTCTTTTAATATAAATCTAATCTTTTCTACAGTTTTAATTTCAGTATTTGTAATAGTTACAATATCTGACTTTTTCATTTTTAAGTCTTTAATCAGTTTCTCTGATTCTTTTTTATATTCCTTAAATTCGTCTTTTGTCAATTGCAAACGACCAATTTCATATACATTTAGACTATCTCTAACCTTGTATTCTTTATTAGAATTCATAAGCGTTGTATTATTCATAGATAGTCTATTTTTCTCTTTTAATAGATTGTCATATTGACGATATCCAATTGATACCGTCAATAATAACAATACTATAATACCTATTAAGTATTTTGTCATATTAATTGAGATTTTAAATCGTTTATGCTATCTCGTAAAGATTGACGTTCTGCCGCCAGGGCTGTAACATCATAAGGCATCTCTTTATTCAATAAAAATAACTCATAGCATTTTATAATTTTATAATCCGAAGAAGCTAATTGATCTTGAAGTTTTGAAATACTTTTAATTACTCCTTTATTGCTTTTTACTAACTTATATTTGTATCTTATCATTTTTTCTTTTTCATCAAAATAGGGTATTATATCGGTATAGCTATTTTGATCTACGGATATTTTTGAATGATCTATCTCTTCTACTAAATACCAGTCTTTGTTTTCTTTTAAAAACAAATTCATTAAATCATTTTCTGATTCATCAAAAACTTTTGTTTCGATGCAATTTTTATCATTTATTTTCCCTAAAGTTATCATTACCTATAAGACATTTGATTAACACTCCAATAATATCTAGAAGGATACCCATCTATACCTTGACATAAAATAAATACAGATAGCCATCCGGTGTCTGTATCGTAATAAGAGTTTGAACTATTATCATCATATATATAATAACCACCACCAGGATATACATAAGTCCTTAAAGCGCCAGAACCATTGCATTTCATTAAAATAGTTGTACCAACTATTCTCGTATTTGGTAAGTAATTTACCAATATATCACCAGAAGTACACTGTATGAACGTATCTATTTCAGAAACATACAATCCAGATGATGTTTGATATTTTGTATTCAAATTTAACCCATCAACTCTTAATCTTTCAAAATGCCCACCAAAAGAAGGACATGGGTCATATGAAGAATTTGATATTTTCCCAGATATAGCAGAACGTATAGTTCTATTCATATCAGATGAATTCCTTACGGTAGAAACAAACCCCATTCCGCCAATAGAACATCTCCAGTCAAAACCAGTAGAAGCTGATATATAAGATGATCCAACCCCATTAACATACATCCCCGCTGGACTCATATTGACTTGGTTTGAAGTTGATGGATCTATAATTTGTAAAGATCCATCATATGAAGTTAATGTGATTTTAGCATTTGAATTATTATAAACTGATCCATTAGGATCATAATATTGATCACTAAATAGTTCTATTTTACCTAAAGAGGAATCTAGATGTATATAATTTGACAAAACTCCTTCGCCGTCATATACTTCATATTTTATTTTATTCGAATCTATTTTCCATCCTCCAATCAATCCACTAGTAGAAGTCAAATTGCCATTAGAATCAACAATAAACTTGCCATTACCAAGATTAAATGATCCAGCAGTAACATTCCCTAATGTTGTAATTGTATTAGTTTGAATGTGATTGGCAGTTAATGAATTGGCGGCTATTCTATCAGCGCTCAGTGTTCCAGTGGTAATAGAATTAGCGTTAATAGCTACAGCATTAACTTGTAAAGCTGTTAATGTACCAGTATAAATTCCATTCTCATCTATAGTTGTTGTATATTTTTCTCCTGCTGTTATATCAAATACAGTTGCATAAGCCAAATACCAAGTTACAGCTCCTGAACCATTTAGGTAAAAGAAATTTGTAGATGAAAACGTACCGCTAGAACCACAAGTTACTTTGTATGCATATTCAGTCCAAACTCCAGTTCCAACACTATTTGACAACCATTTAGAAGAGCCACCATCTCCAAATGGATTTGAAGCAAATACCAAAGAATATCCAACCGGTATTTTCGCTATAAATCTAGTAATAAAAATAGCGCCAGCTCTTGATTGGGTTTGGAATGTGAAACCTCCAAGACCAGGGCTAACAGACCCGCCATCGTAATGTATTTGAACTGCATATCCATATGGGTTAGGGCATCCTGATAAGCTCCCTATTCTCGTTAACGTCACGGCGCTACCACCATTATTATTATAAACACTTAATCCATTTAACCCATCTATAAACATTGGATCTCTATATACCATTCTGCCAAAAGCCATTGCTAATGCAGTCTCCCTAGCGTCGTCTGCTTTATTAACAGCCCCAGCAATTCCGTTAGAATATGTCGTATTGTTTACATAATTAGCATCTACATAATTTTTAGCATTAGTATAAGCTGTATTAGACTTATCAGTAGCGTCATCCGAAGCTGTACTAATAGCTTGAGATTTTGCCGCAATTGAAATAGCATTTAATAAATCAGTTCTAGCGGCATAATAAGAACTAAAATAACTTCTAAAAGTTGTACCATTGATATCTGATGTTGAAGCTAAATTGCTTAATAATGGACTCAAATATCCATTTAACCCGTTATAGGCATTGTAATAAGCTGTATAATCTTGTCCAAATGCATATGCTTGATTTGCATTCTTTTGATATTCAGCATTAATTCCATCCCATTCTAATTTGATTTGTTGCTTTTCAACAGAAGTCAGCTTTCCGTCATTTGACATATCTGATAATAACGAGTTTGCATTATTCGCAGAAGTTTGAGCGTTATCCGCAGCGTCTTGAGCATTACCAGCTAATGTCTTTGCTTTTATAGCAATAACATTTAAAAGATCAGTTCGAGCGTCGTAATAAGATTTAAAATTTGATCTGAAGGTAGATCCCGCTATATCAGATGTAGTTGTTAAATCGCCTAATAAAGGAGTTATGTAAGAAGACAGCGCATTATAAGCGTTCGTATAAGAACTATAATCAACTCCATAGGTAGATGCTTGACTAGTTATTTTACTATACTCAGACGCGATTATATCCCATTCTGTCTTAGTCTGTTGTTTTTCGACAGCAGTAAGCTTATTGTCATTTGCCAAATCACTTAGCTTGCCATTAGCTATATTGGCATCATATTGCGCTTGATCAGCATCAATCTGAGCAGCATCAGCAGCATTTTTTGCTATAAGAATGGAATTAGATACGTCATCAGGACATGGAGACCAATCTGTAGGTTTATTACCTTCTTCTAATTGGCAATATCTAACATCAAATGTACCAGATGATAATGGATAAAAATATAGTCGACAATAACACAATTCCGAACTAGCAGGAGTTTTAAATGTATACCAAGCTTTTTTCCATACATTAGCAGAGAAATTGGTATCTGAATTAACGGCGCTATCTTGGTGTACATTTCCAGTATCTTCAACTCTCCATATCTGGATATGCAACTGTTGATCAGCTCCACCTGGTAGATCAACAGAAGATCTTGCATATGCGCTAAAGGTGTAATATGTATTTGGTTTTAATTGCTTGCCAATATATTGACCGACACCATAAACACCTGTCAATCTCATGCAATTAGAGCCATCTATACCGACTATAGACATCGTGGACCCATTGCCTTCCCAGTAGCTAAAATCCTGCCAATTAAAGGAATTTCTTATTATATTTTTCCCGCCAACTTGGACATTATTAACAGCAGTATCTGTATAATTAGTCCAATTCAAAGATACGTTAGAGCCAAACGTAACAGTATTAGCTGAAGGATTATAAACAATAGAACTATTGCCTTGTCCGAATTTAAAAGATCCGTCTAGAGCGCTTAAATAGAACGTATTATTTCCATTATAATATCCAGCAACTCCAATCTCTGTTAAATTAAATGCATTTCTACCAACTATAACACCAGTAGGAGATCCGCCATTATTTGTACCAGCAAATATCTTAGGAGATATAACATATTGAGAACCTACTAAAGTTGAATTGCTATCCCATTCTTTTATCCAATCCAACAATGGACCTTGTTTTGCTTTGGAAACAGCTATTGTTTTAGTGAAAGCAGTGCCAGTAGCTACGTTATTATATAATATGGAAACGTAAAAATTAGCAACCATATAATCTGGGATATATAATCCACCAGATAAATCTTGAGTAATATTGTTTATTCTAATTTTACATTCTGTGCCTGATGTTGAAATGGTTGTACTAAACCTAGAACCAGTCAATAAACCAACTGTATAGCTATATCCTGATGTGGCTGCATAATTTAATTTGGTAGACCCTCTATATACTACAACATTAGAACTGTAGTCATAATCAGAGAATATATTTGCAGGGAAAGCACCGGAATACATAGCCGGCACAGTCATAGCCTCATTGCTTAATATTACAGTGAATGCATCTTGGCCAGCAGCCCCAGTATTTCCATCAGAAACAATTAAACAGGTTTGAGAATCTACAAGATTTACGTAACCAGAATCAGAGTAAAGATCGCACTTAATTGATCTATACGATGTTCCAGGTGTTACAGACACAGAGGAACCAGATGTTGAAGATATCTGGGTGTAATTAACCCCATCAGTAGAATAAAACGTTTTATAATATCCCGTAAATAAAGACCTATTTCCTGAACCATATCTTCTATAAAATGTAAAAGTTACTGATGTAGGAGAAAATACATTGCTTATATTTTTAGCTATTGTAGAAGTACTTGATTGTATTTCATATATAACAGCATCTGCTCCAGTCGATCCAGTTTTTGATTTTGATATAGAAAATATTCGTGTAATAGAAACTCCATTATATGTTCCAGTTAAATTTAGATATCCATTGTTATTAGCAGCAGGGAATGCCGTAATAGAATAGACTCCATTAGACGCAATCGATCCAGTACAATTAGTCGCAGTAGAACTAAAAGTAGAAGAAGCCGTTACATCTGTAGTCCCATAATACATTTTAAAAGTCCCAGCAGCATATGAAAAGTCTGACACGGTTCCATCAGTTGCCGCAAAAACCGTAACAGCATCATTTGTCAATACTCCATTTACAGAGTTTAATCCAGTTGCTCCATCGCTAACCACTAAAACCGACTGTTCATCAACCTTTGTTGTATAACTCGAGTCTGTATATAATTCACATTTAAATGATCTATAAGTAGAATTAGGCGTTACAGACGCCGAAGTGCCACTTGAACTTGTTATCAAGCTATATACGGTCCCATCTGTTGACGAATAAGTTCTATAATATCCTGAATAAGAAACGGTAGAAGATCCTTCTGTTTTATAGAATGAGAAAACAACGCTCGTAGGAGTAAAAGTATTTGTTATACTTTTGGTCACAGTATAAACACTTGGTTTAACCTCATATAAAATAGCAGAAGATCCTGTTCTTGACTTAGACAATGAAAATTCTTTTGTAATAGTAGTTCCGTTGTACGTCGCTGTTAATGTTAATGTAGCAATAGTAGCAGCTTGAGTCATATCCGTTACATTATAATATCCAGACGTATTAATAGACCCTGTGCAATTTATAGATGTAGACGAAAACGTACAACCACTAGTTACATCAGTTAATCCATAAAATACTTTGAAATATCCATTCGCATAAGAATAGCTAATAACATTATTGTTAGTATCAGCGCTCAAAGATATAGCGTCATTTGTGATATAACCAGTCAATGGAGTTTCTCCGTCTGCACCATTTTGAACTTTGTAAACAGAAAACACATCTGAATTATAATCCGTTGAATCATTTATATAAACCCTACAAGAAACCGTTAAAGACGAATCTCCATTCCACAAGCTAGACCAATCCATTCCTTCGTTTATACCAGTAACATATATATTTTTAGAATCAGAAATAGAACCTGCTGTAACTTCTGATTTTAAATAAGTATGAGAGTATATTACAGCTCCTGATATAACCCATTCAAATTTTATATTAATTAAGCTATCGTAATCGACATTAAAAGCCGTACAAGTCAATGGAATCACAGTTTTATCATATGTCCCAGAACCTGAATTGTATATAAATACTTGATCTCCAACAATATCAACGTAACTAAAGTTAGACCCAGGAGTACCGTCTGTTCCTTTTTGAACCCATATCTCCCAAAAATCAGAAACGCCAGGTATTGAGCTAGATGAAATCGTATTTTGATGTTCTACAATGCATCTATAAACAGATCCATTATAAGTGACTAAATCATTAATATAATATTTATTTAGATTACCAAAAACCCAAGACCCTCTATTAGCTCCTACGATCTCTTCATAATCATCAGTTTTTACTATTAGCCTACCTTTCAAATAGACATTATCTCCATATAACCCATAACCTGTTAAACCGGGTATGTTTAAATCGGATAATTCGCCCATTCTTAGCCTCAAAGCTCCATTGGGACCTATGCCGGTAATTATATTTATATCATCGTATGTATTAAATTCTGTAGGTGTACTAGTAAACAGATTTGGATCACCTAAATTATCATACATCGTTATTTGATTTCTAGTACCGTCTATATCTATGAATCTGCGCCTATTTTTATATTCATAAATACCATTCTTATATAATATATTAGTAACTCTTATTAATGTATCTCCTGATTCAACCAAAAATCTTGTATCAACATTTACGATTTCACCGAGTTCATTATATTGATATATAATGTTATTTCTAAAATCATTAGCTTTAACAACAGCGTATTTATTAGTAGAATAAGTTACTAAACAATAGTATTTTTTAGCCGATTTGCCAGACGCTGTTTGACAAAGAAGTACATCTCCATTGATAAATGGACAATAGTTTTCTGCATCTAATGTATCCTCTTCTATACTAGATCCTTCTCCAGATGTTGAAGTCGTAGCATTTGGTGTTGTATCTAAAGCTACATAAGCATTACTATCGTCTTTCTCTGTGGAGTCTTTAAATGTTATAAAGTAATAATAGGTATTAGCATCCAAAGTCCCGTAATTGCCATTATTAGCAATATTAGCAGTTTCCAATTCTTCAGCAGTTGGCAACCTATAATAAACAGCATCTACATCCGCACCATCTGTTATAAGCATATGCCCGCCTGTAGCGTAAGCCCTTTCAACTTCTAATTCCTTAAGTTTTAATTTATTGGCAACTAACGATCCTCTAACTACCATATCATCGCATTCAAAGAACCACTTATTATTAACAGTCTTTATCAACCCAAATCCTTGCCCGCCATCCCAATGAGTTATATTAGTAGTTATAAAGTCAGTCGACGTTAATCGTCTTTCTAAAAATACTGAATCACTGAACTTGGTTGTACCATTAATGGCTATTTTGTATTTATCTGATGTTGCTGGCTCTCCATATATACCAAGATTTCCATCGTGATAATATAATATATCGGCTTTAGCAGTTTTTATAATTAATGATTCTGTATTAGAATCTATTACTGTTTGATTTTTCGTATTGACAGATAGCTTTACGCTTTTTTCAGAATTTCCTATTTTTAACCCATTAAATCGTCCTGGGGTAAAATCATCTACTCCATTTAAATGCAATAGATTCTCTCTATTTGTATTTTGTATTTCAAGACCATTATATATTATACCTCCATTCATTCCTATATAAAATGTAGTCCAAGCGGACTTACCGTTTGGATTGTTTATATCGGTTAATATATAATGCTGTTTTTCGTCTTCTACAAATATGATCTGATTCTCATAAACATCAGCACGAGAAAAATAGGCGACATCGTTTAATGACTTAACATAAGCACCTGAATTTAATACAAGTCTTTGTTTTTGTTCGCCTGTTAATGTCTGTTCATTTATAAATGATAAATAAATATAGTCAGATGCACTGACTCCTGCAATAGGGATTAGGTCTTTGCTATATACTAAATACAATGATTCAGTTGATAAATCAAATATAAAAGTGCCATTATCATAAGACGATATAGAGAAATTATCAAGACTCTGTAACTCTACCATATTATTGTTAGAAGTAGAAATATTCCCAGAACTATCAAATGATAGCTTATAGAACATATTACCAGCTTGAATTGATATATTGCCTAATGTTTGCAATACTAAATCTCTTTCAAGGCTACCTAATAATATCTTTTCTTGGGAGTCAATAATCCCTACCTTTGCGATAGGGATTGATTTGCCTCCTGATTCTATGTTTATTGTTGACATATCTAAATAGTTTTATATTCATCTATAGCATTAAAACAAGGACATTGCTTTATCCATTCATGAGGTTCTACAATACCGTCACCGTCTTTATCAGGCGAAGTATCTCTATGTCCCATTACTTTATCTATTTTATATTTACCTTTTAATTGCTTAATCAAACTAATGAGAGATTCTTTTTGCGCGTCAGTTCTAGTATCTTTTGCCTTTCCGTTTTTATCAAGCCCACCCTCGTAACAAACGCCTATAGATTTTGAATTATACCCTAAACAGTGCGCTCCATTGATAGATTCATCTCTTCCTTTATGAATAACTCCGTCTTTAGTTATATAATAATGATATCCAATGGTGTTAAATCCTCGCTGTTTATGCATATCGATAATCTGTTCTACTGTAAAATTAGAAGTAACCTTAGTCGCAGAACAATGTATAATAATATATTTAGGTGTATTCATTAGTCTTTTATTTTATTGTTATAAGGATTTTGGTCAAACAGTTGAGCCATTTCAAGCTCTACTTTCTTGGCGTCATTCTCCATCTTTTTAGAATCTGTCGTGTTTTTAATAGCATTTGCTTCTTTTGCGATTTCATAATCACGTTGAATCTTTGTAGCTTTAAGCTCTATCTCTTTAGCTTTATATTGATCGAAATCGTTTTTAGTTTTATTAAGTTCATCCTGCAATTGCTTAATCTGATTTTCATATTGTTGAACAGCTTGAGTAGCTTGTTCCAATTGATTATTCTCTTCTCTACGCTTTTTATAAGCTTTTAATATATCAGATTTCATTTCGCCTAAACTTTCAGCGGTAATAGCTTCAAACACAACATCTATATCAACTTGTCCAGATTTTATTAACTCATATGATATTTGCTTTATCTCTGTCATTTGCTGTATAATGTCTCCGCTATCAGCTATATGTATATCATAATCAGTAAATGAAAAATATAACGGATCAATAGAAAATACTTTTTGAAGTTTATCACCAAGTATCACAGATCCAATCATTCCCTCAGAATAAGCAATCTTACACATGTTAACCATATCAATTAAGATCTCAGTTGTAATATTGTCCATCATTTGATGATACTGCTTTGTGACTATAGTAGATTGATTAATTCCAACTTGCACATTTGTAACAGCATCTCTCTGTTCGATCCCACCAAGCTGTTCCCTATACACTCCCGTTATAGATGAACAAGTATCCTCTATTTGAGATATTGCTTGTTGTATTGCATTAATAGCGTTTCCATCTACAGTATCATCATATCCATGATATATAGTATTTAGCTGACCATCTCCTGGCTGATTCGTGTCTATTAAAGCTATTCCAACTTTCTTTTTATAAGCATGATATTTTAATATCCTTTCTTGTGGAGTTTTACCAAGCCATTCAGGAAGCCTAGATACATCCAAAAAGTCTCCTCTAATACCTGAGCTTGCGATCAAAGCATCTCTATAATAAAATAATAAGTTATATTTATCCTGCAAACTTGCTGTAGCTAATACTAAAGAATATGGAGCTCCATTTCTATCGGAATAAGCTATACCGTTAATAGATAAACAACATTCATCAGGATGTTCTGCACTTCTAATAGTGTTTTCTGATTTACCAAGCTCTATATAAATATCATTACCTATTCTAACCGCTTCGTATCTATCAGCTCTAAAACAGTCCTCTCCCTTATCATTTTTATACTTATTATTAGAAATCCACTCGACTTCATAAACTGCGTAATAGTTGTTAAACAGATTTGTCTTGTCAGAATCTTGTAGCGAATCAACAGTTGTAACGCCTAAATTAGATACAAGAGAACCTTCACTTGTTCTTACATATACAATATTGCTATTATAATCAGTAGTAGTTTCAAGTCTTGAATCCAGTTTCTCCAGTTCTTCTTTTGATAATAAATGACCATATTTCGTAATAATCTGCTGTTTGTTCATGTACTTTCTGACAACAGCTCTCGTAGAATTTTTTACATATGGAGAATTCGCATTCTTTTCATAAAAAACATCCATTGGATTTAATATCTCTATCTCCGGAGTCTCTCCTTTTCTTTTAAGAGTTGTTCGGTAATAACATTGTCCAGCGATTAACAAATCAAGATATAAGATCTTTTTCTTGTTATATAAATCAACATGCTTATTTTGATCTATAAAAGTAAGTACATTCTGTACTGACAACTCATATTCTGATATAAAATTTTTATCTATATCGTCTCGAAGCTTTTGTATTTCAAGCTCAGTGGCTTTATCTACAGGAGGCTGTTTTGATTTCTTTTCTGATTCATCCATAAAAGCATACATCAAGTTATTATTTAACTGATCCATATATCTTTTATGAACTTCTTCATTTATTTTTAATTGCTTCTCTCTAAATATATTAGTGAGAGTTTTTGAATCTTTGCAGGTTACTTTTGGTTTTACCTTTGTTTGCAAATGCCTACCAACAAGAGCATCTACGTGTCTTCTTATCAAAGGAATAAACTGAACAGATGTTGGAGACCCAATTCCGTAGTTTTCTTCTATATAGCGATATTGATCTTTATCCATTACTCCATTGTAATAGTTGTAAGCTTTTCTTAAATGATCTTTATCGTATACTAATGCAGATATTATCTGGTCAGCCTTTCTCTGAATATATTTTTCGTCTTCTTTATTTTTTTCAGGAATCAGTTCTGCAAATATATTGGTCGTATTATCTTCCATTCTATTTATTTGTATTTATATAATGTACCATATCTTACACGAGGGAATACTCGACTTCTTAATTCCGATTCTATTTTTATATATAATTCTCCCATCGTTTCAGCCTCTATAAACATTTTCACAGGTCTGTCTGGGTTTCCTTGAGCCAATGAAATCATGTAAACCCCATTAACTTCATCTAGTTCCATCTTACCTATATATTCTTCTTCTTCTATATTTCTAAAATATGTTAGAATGAATTCTCGGATTTCGTTCGCTTGAGTAATTGTCATATTGCTTTTCGTAGCCAAAATATTTATAACCTCTACTATCTGTAAACCAACCAATCTCGCCATACTCTTCCCAGTCTGATTGCATCGGATTATCTTTTTTAACTACAATTCCCATCATATCTTCATCTGCTATTTCCGTATAAACCATAGCCAATATAATATCAAATCGACCTTTTGCTTCATATGAAAACTTTTGTAATTGCTCTAACATATCTATAAACCATATATTAAAATAAAAGTCATCAACATATTGAGCAACGAGATCTAATCCGTGTTGTATCATCTTCTCAGACCCTGGAGTACCCCATAATGTAGAAGAACGCTTGATAGATGATTGAGCTGAAACAGGTCTTTTCATTAACATTTTATAAAGTAATTTTCGCTCTTGTAAATACATTCTAAATCCGATCTTAGTATCTTCTAAGTTTGCTTTACATCCATACCACCATAATATTTTAGCTGCATTTTCGTACGCTGTTCTTACATCCTTTGGTCTTTCTATATACATACAAACATACTTGTTGCCTTCATTACCAAATGTCCTTTTCTTAATTGTTATAGCAAATTTAGAACCATCAGAACCTACAACGGAGTCTCCTTCTGCGTGGTCAATAGAGTCGATTCCTCCGACATACAACCCTTCAAAAGGTTTTCCTATGTCATCTGTTAATGGCTCCTCTAATACAATGATATTACCACTAGGATCAGGTCTAAATGTAACTCCGATTATCTCTTCAGAATTATCTTTATAATTCCATGTCAGTTTCCCTACCTTTAACGTTTTTGGTGTATTTTTTAATATCTTAACTTCTGTTATCTGTTCTGTTATTTTTACCTGATCAAATTGATTCTCTCCTTGTTTAGACAATGCCTCTTCCGGATAAAAACAAAACTCAGAACAATATTCTAGCCAGTTTTGTGGTGTGCTTACTTTTTGAGCTCTAATCTTATTATAATGCTCTTTAGCTTTTTCCTGATTAGTAACGCCTCTACTATCCATTAAAGGAGGTAGACAGCTATAAGCAGGAATAAAAAATCCAGTTAATCTATACTCTCCATTCTCAAAATGATTATGATAATAAGGGAGTATGTTAAAGTTTTGAGGATTTAAAAATATTTTTTCAAGACCCGCCAAGGCCGGTCCCGAGTCTCCCAATTGTGTTACCCATATGGCTTTTTATCCATATGTTCTTATATTTGAATTCATATAAGTTCAGCATATATTTTCACCCGTCCTGGGTGCAGAGCACTCGTGGATGCATTATATTTATTCAGCATCTATGCGTTACACTGATCTTTCTCCTTTCGAAATAGAAAGATTTAGCACGGTATCAGCATCTCAGCTTTCACCGTTTTTGCTCTGTCGTAATCTTGAATTTTCCAATTCAAGACGGCAAAAATTTTCAAAAACATTATATTTCCTATTCATGTAAATATTGGAATTTTCGTATATAAATCTAGCGTTTAGTCTTGCCTTAAAAGCTGAATATTTTATCACATGTATTTTATTGTCTTTCTTTTCATATACAGAAGAATGACGTGGAAGATATTCATCCATTTTGTTTAAAAACATTTCAGAACCACAAAAGCTTAAATGCTCTAGCATCCTATTTTTATTTTTAACTAAATAAACACCTAATGAACCATCCCCATCGCAATATCCTCGAATAAAGTCTTTTATAAATTCTTTTCTTGAGAATATAGATTCATCAGGGAATACGACAGTTAATGACTTTCTTGGGGTACATCCATAATTATTTAATGTTTCCCACAAATGCTTATTTCTTACAGAATAATGAACAGCTTGATGCCCATTTGATTCTGCATATCTATAATTGCCTTCATCATTAAAAAAACTAGTCAATTTCATTAAATGATCTTCATCTTTTTTTGACAACCTAACTTCAAAGCGATATCCATTATTGGATATACATCCATCCGCATATATGAATCCAAGCCAATAGGCTTTTTCTTCTGTATCAATATTGTCAAAAATATTTTCATTTATTCTTGACAGATTTTGATAATTTATAACTTCAATTCCTTTATTTTTTAAAATTTTAGAAATAACTTGTCTTCTAACACCATATTTGTTTTGCAATTGAGTAAGACTAATGCTTCCTTTTTTAGAATTTATATATTCTTCAGCCGCAATTAAAGCCATCTCCAGTTTTTGTACATTTTCCATTTTATTACGCATTTAATATTAAGATGCAAATATACAAAAAATATTATAAAAAAAAACAAACAGGTGGAGAAAATGTTATTCACCGGTTCCCCAGAGTATTCTTGTTCCGATCTTTTTCCCAAGCAAATTTACTAGCGCTTCAGATTTATTATACACAGTGACTAATCCATTAAAAGAACCTGATTCTTCGAATAGTAAATATTCCAAACGAACACCTCTTAATTTTCTTGAATTGTCTACAACCTGTCCAAATACCTCAGACATCCATCCAGACTCCTGACCTTGTTTATCTAGCACAGAAGCTCTTCTCCACATTGGCTCTTTTTTCTTTTGCGTCAAATGCCTTAAGCCTCCTTCTGTTTCTTGGTTAAGAGTTTCAAGGCAATCCCATACTTTCTGTAATACACCATTTTTCAATAAGTAATTCTCAGCAGAGGCAATATACATTGTTTTTGAGTTTTGCACAACTGAGTATGTGCAGGCCCCTATGCTAGCTCCAATCTCCGAAAAACCGACTCCACGACTTTTCAGAGCGCAAGCATCTTTTTCTAACAATTCGCACATTTCTAAATAATGAAAATACTCATAGTGTTTAGCCCAAAAATTAGGATTGCTATATTCACGGCCAGAACCTGCTTTGCCAACATTATTCGCATTAAGAAGCTTATAAAAGTTTAAAAAGAAATAATGATGGCCTGTTATCCTATAACCGTTAACGCTATAGCCATTTTTGCATTTATCATATTCTCCAAGCCAAAAGTTTTTAAAAGCATAAGAGCCAGGAGGGTTAGGACAATGTACTCCTTTTTTATTTTTATAATCAACAACCTCCATAAACCATGAAGGGTCAAAGTCTAATCCTTCCGTTTCTGTTATTGGTCTATACCCAGTTAATTCATAAGATAGACTAGGGTCAAAAAAGTCTATCTGATCATCAATCTTTACGTCCCAATCTTTAAATTCATTCATAATATTAATCCATTAATCCTCTTTCAGCGTCTCCGCGTATTCCGCTTTCGCCTTCAGATTCTTTCTTTACTTGTTCTTCTAATTTATTAAGTCCAGATACTAATTTGTCTAAGTTTGAAACAGCAGCTATGCCGTCTTTAATATTATATCTAGCTTTACCAGTCTCAGGATCTATTTCAGTATAATCAACCATATGAAAATACATAGAAAACTTATCCACTGCAACTTGTGCAGCTTCAAGAGTTTTCATTAATCTAGTTTTTGTGAGTTGTTCATATTTCTGTTCAGCAGCTTTAAAAATAGGGTCTAACAATATCTTATTCGTTAAACCTGCATCAGCAAGAGAATATTCCATTCTCTTCTCTCTCGGTTCATCCGAATAAGGTGAGCTACTGTCATGAAACAAAAAAAGATATTTGAATATATTAAACGCTTTCAATCTTAACTTTCCAGTCTTATCTTCATCACATTTATTATATTTAATATCCATTAAAGACTCGAACTCCTTCACTAGAAGGAGCTCTGGTCTATTTAGATCAATTTTAAAATCTTCGTAAACGAAGTATTTATTTAGCATATTCTATATCCTCCAGTATTAAGTCTTTCGTATTAAAGACGCACTCGTGAGGTGCGCCTGTATAATCAAAAAATAAACATCTAAAGCCAAGAAGCATGCCACAACTATCAACCTCTTTACCTATAATCATCATTCGCAAAGGTTGATTAGAAAGACTCTTGTTCAACATAACAATGTCTCCAGGCGAAAAAAACTTCTTATCTTCCATAGTTATTCATCAATAAATATACATTTAATATTCTGTTCACTAATATGTCTTACCCTTGGCATAAGTTCTTCATCTTCATCAAATTTAATTGGCATTGGCAACATAGATCGGATATCATACATAACCTCATCTCCGGGTTTAACCATTTTAACTTCTGGCCCAACCGCAATAACCTCTCCAATTCCCATTATACTAGAAGCTACATTGTACTCTTCAATTCCATCATCAAAAGATGATCCATTAGCTCTTATGATACCAGCTTCATTTTTAACTGGAAAATATCTAGAGCTATCATTCAAATCTCTTACTACTACGTGGTTATACAATGGAGTAACCTTTTTACCTTTTACTAAATTTTTCATAATCATTACCATTTATTTAATATACATTTCTCATCAAACAATCTTGCTTTAGCATCTAATCTACATCCACAACCGTGGATTATTTTATCATCTTTATTGATATACTTAGCTTTGTCACATAAATGTCCTATTTTTGTGTTTGTATACAATGGACACTCTTTACATATTCCTATTCTATATAAATATAAATCTTGTTCTTTTTTTAAGACTTCATTTATATGACCTTTAATAATATTAAACACAGCTTATAGCGCATTCGGTAGTTAAAAATAAAGTAGAAATAGATACTGCATTTTGGAATGAAACCTTCAATGACTTAGCAGGATCAATTACTCCAAACTTTATTAAATTTCCATATCTGCCACTCTTGGCATTATACCCATAATTAAGCGTTCTTTTTGAAAGTATTTCCTCTACAATCTCAGTAGCCGGTAAATCAGCATTAATTAGAAGTTGACTAATAGGAGCTTGTAAAGCTTCATTTATAACATTCCATCCGGCTTTTTCGTTATCAGAGAATAAAGTCTTATTCTTTAACAGTTCCACTTTAGCTTTTAAGAACACAACGCCTCCGCCAGGAACGACTCCATCCTCTAATGCTGCACGAGTAGCACACAAGGCATCATCAATTCTATCCATTTTTTCTTTAAGCTCTATCTCCGTTTTAGCCCCAACATATATAGTAGCCACTCCATCAGAGAAACGAGATAATCTTTCCTTTAATAGATTGCTATCAAACTCATTCTTTGAAGCGGAAATTAAACTTTTAAGAATATTAATCCGTTGCAAAACTCTATCGTTTTGGTTTTTACAATATACAATTGTCGAATCCTTACCGACAATAACCTTTTCAGCATAACCAAATTTGCCTTCTTTCTTTATAATACTATCAACGCCTCCATTGGTAAGAATAGCGATATCTTCCATGGAGTCTTTCCTATTCTGTCCAAATTCGGGACCTTTTATAACACATAAGTTAAGATCACCCCGTACTTTGTTAATGACAAATGTAGAAAACGCTTCTCCAGTTACATCTTCAGCAATAACTAATAATGATTTAATATTCTTGTTGTTTTTCATTAATGCAGCGAAGTTGTTTAATATAGAAATAGCATCAATAGACTTTTCTATTTTATCGTCAGTGATATAAATAACAACTCCTTCTAGGATGCATTCCTGAGTAGCGTCATTTGTTATAAAATAAGGAGATAAATATCCTCGCTCTTTAATATTGAAACCTTCAACAGTTTTTAAATAAGTCTCATTATTATTAGAAGACTCTACTCTAACTGCTCCATATTTACCAACCATTGAAATAGCATTGCTAATAATATCACCAAGATATTCATCATTATTAGCAGAAATAGTGGCTACGTCTTTTACCATTTTAATATCATCATCTAAACTGATAGACGATTTAGATATAAAATCGGTTACTATTTGAGACGCTTTTTCTATCCCTTTTCTTAGATCAGTTGGATTAACAGATCCATTCTGCAAAACATTCAACCCCTCTTTTATAATAGCTTGAGCTAAAACAACTGATGTAGTTGTAGCGTCTCCGACTTCTTGACAGGTTTTATCAGCTACATCCTGTATAAGTCTAGCTCCCATAGATTGGTACTTTTCTTTTAATATAATCTCTTTAGCGACCGTTACACCGTCTTTAGTGATATGGGGAGACCCATTATATTTATCTATAATAACGTTCTTACCTTGAGGCCCTAAAGTGCTTTTAACGGCATCTGATACAATATCAATACCAATCTTAATCTCTTTTTTGGCATTTAAACCAAATAATACATTTTCATTAATCATATACATTTACATTTTACATCATAATAACATTTTTTTGTTTATCTAAATATTTTTGTTTCCATAAATCATGAACTAAAGCTTCGATTTCTTTTTCTCTATAAACCAAATCGAATCTAGTTTCTTCACCTTCTCCTCTTGGGTTATGTAATAACACTAATTGTTTTATTTCAAAATTAGGATTAACCTTTTTTAACATCCAAGCGTAAAAAGAAAGCTGTAATTCATAGTGATTATATGTGGTATCATCTATGTGAGTCAAAGGATAAAACATCCTTTTAGTTCTATTAGTCGACTTATTAAAATAAGCTTTCTTATCAATACCGTTTTTATTACTTTTATAATCATATATTGATATCTCATTGCCTTTTTTAATAAGCAAATCTACTTGGCCTGCAATATTTAGCAACCCATCATCAGAATGATAATAAACTAAATACTCTGGCAATATAGCATTTTCTCTTGATAAATCCCAATTATGTTTTTCACATTGGAATTCGGTCTCGTCACCTATTAGATTAGGTATTTTAATGGTTGGTTTATTATAAAATTCCAACTCACGTTTTAAATGATAAGCAGTACCTATCTCACAAGACTCTCTTCTATTTGTTTCATATTCTAATAGTATTCCTCTTTTTATATCAAAGAATAGATTCTTGTCTATATCAACTAAATCCAAATAATCATCTTTCCATTTTTTAGTGTTTAATAGAGTTTTTCTTATTCCACTGTTTTTAAAGGTTTTTATTCCAAATATTTTTTCTATAGCCTTATAAGAAGACCAAAAGTCATCATCAAACTTCTCATGATATTTTCCTATAGCAGTTGTAACAGATAAGTATTCTATATTTGGATATTTCACGTTCCCATACTTATGAGATTCTTCTATAAAATAAACATCTCCATTTATTTTATCATAAGACAATTCATTGTTCATATTCATATTAATTATTTTTTAATTATATTTGCTGCAAAAATAACACAATTTTAACAACAAAACAAATCAAACTAAGTTATTATGGCATTAAATCTAAATCTTTTAATTAAAAAGCCTGCAAACAGTGGTGTATTCATAAAAAGACCTAAGTGTGGATCTTTTGCTAAGAACGCAAAGTCTTTTAAACATTAAACAGAAAAAGGGAACACGATTGTGCTCCCTTTTTTTTTTATTACCGATAACTTTTATCGGCTTTTGTGTTTAACACACCTCTAATTTCTACAATATTTTTATCGATTCTATTGAACATATCTTTAACATCCTCCATGTCCCTTTGCTGTTTGTCAAGAACTTTATTCGAATTATCTATCTGCATTTGCAGTAATTCAATTTTCTTTTCAACAGAGTAAACACGTGAATCTATAGCATACCATGCGCCAGCTATAGAAATTAAAACAGTTAAAATCCACCCTATCACATTTTCCTTTTTCATGTTATTTAAAGTTTATTATATTATTAAATACCATTAAAA